GACCGCATTGCTGCAGGAACAGGCCAAGGGATTTCGTCGGGCGCAGTAGGATCGCGACCTCAACGGACGGAAGATCGAAGCCCTCGCTCACCAGATCGCAGCTCGTCAGGATCTGAATCCGGTCTTCCTCGAAGGCTTTCAGAACAGCATCCCGCTCAGTATCATCCATGCCGCCATCGATGTGGCTGGCTGCATAGCCAGAGACACGGAAGTCTTCGGCCACATCCTTGGCGTGCTTAACGCTCACGCAGAACGCGATTGCCTTCTTGCCCGGCGCGTATTTACCATAGTGCTTGACCGCGCTGCCAGTGATGATCGGCTTGTCCATCGCGTCTTCGAGCTGCTTGGATACGTAATCGCCCATGCGCGTACCAACAGAGCCAAGATCAGGTGCGCTTGGTGCATAGACCACAGCGTGCGACAGGAAGCCCTGTGCGGTCAGCTCTGCGACTGTAGGGCCCATCACCATATCATCGAACATCTGGCCCATGCCTTTGCCGTCAAGGCGCTCAGGCGTAGCCGTAACGCCCAGCACACGGGCAGAGGGGAAGCCAGCCACGACCTTGCCCCAGCTGCTGTCAGGGGTGAAGTGATGCGCCTCGTCGCCAATGATCAGGTCGAACGGCTTCATCATCTTCATGCGCCGCACCAGCGTGAACACGGATGCCACCACGACATTGGCAATAGGAATACCCGGCGTCCCGCCAGATAGGACAGCATGACGCACGCCCACCTTCTTCAGCGCGCCGCTGATTTGCTTGAGCAGCTCGCGCCTGTGCGCCACGATTAGGATGCGCTTGTTATTCTTCGCCATGCCTGCCGCGATGTAGCTGAAGATCACCGTCTTGCCCGATCCCGTAGGGGAAACGAGCAGGGTTTTCTTGTGCCCATTGCGAAAGCTGTCGCGCACAGCCTGAACGGCTGATTCTTGATAGTCTCTAAGCTGAACCATAGATTTCCTTATGTGGCAGACTATCTTCGCCCCGGCCTGCCAGCAGGGTTCCAAAGTGCCTTAACGACACGACCGAAGCTGATCCGTCACTCTGCCCGCCATACCTGCGTTGATGTCGCAATGTCGGTAGGCCAGCCGCTGTCCTCAGTGAAGCTACGCTCCTCGAACAGAACCATAATCGTCGGCCTTATCAGCAGGC